ATACAAAAAAATAAAAAAAAAATAAAAAAAACTTGACAAATTATAGAACTTTTTGTATATTTGTGTATATTTAATTAATAAAGATAAAAAATGAGAACAATTAATAACATATTTGAATTTGACTTCTTCGCAGCCGAGGCCGATTTTAGCCTAGGGAGGTCAACCTATGTATGTAGTTAATTAAGTAACTATAGTATATTTGAAAGGTTGACTGTTTAGGTCAACCTTTTTTTGTTTATATAGGTTTGAAAAAAAAATAAAAAAATATTACAAAAAGTTTGGAAGTTTAAAAAATAGTTCATACATTTGTAAAACAAAATTAAGGAAAACGTTCTTTGAAAGATTAGAAAAAAAATAAAAAAACATTTGCAAATTAAAAATATTATTTATACATTTGTAAAACAAAAATAAGGACAGATAGCTCAGTTGGTAGAGCATCGCACTGAAGATGCGAGTGTCGGGGGTTCGATTCCCTCTCTGTCCACAAAATGTTCCGTTGGACAAATTGGTTAAGTCGTCACCCTTTCACGGTGAAGATTATGGGTTCGAACCCCATACGGAATGCAACCTCTCATGATGGTAAGATTGAGTGACATTGGAAGAGACAATTGACAATCTGGAAAGACAGATGTTACGGTCTTATAGTCCAGCGGCTAAGATGCCCGACTGTCTATCGGGAGGCTGGGGTTCGATTCCCCATAGGACCGCCAATTGTAAATACCTAGTGGTTTGGTGGGTATGGATACTAAAAGCTATTAAAAAGGTTCGAAACTTGAGAATAGTTACCAAACTTTATGGGGATGTAGCTCAACTGGCTGAGCGTTACCTTTGCAAGGTAAAGGATGTGGGTTCGAATCCCATCATCTCCACATGGAAAAATTTAGTTTTGAAGAAGGTATAGATTATTACCTAGAAAAAGGGAAGATAGTTTATACTGAACGCTATCTAAAGAAAAGGGGGACTTGCTGCGGCTCTGGTTGCAGACATTGTGTTTTCGACCCACCTTATACGAAAGGTAACAAAGTTTTAAAAGAAAACACAAACAAAAATTTGGATTAATCAAAAATTTAATGTACATTTGTAATATGAAAAAAGAAACTAAAATAAAAGTGTTACAGTTAATCGCTAACTATATAGTTAGCATGTTAGAAAATTCACGTAGTGAAGGTATGTTCTATTATTATTTTGAAATGGGTGCAATGGTTAATGCATATGCAATTGAATACCACGACATTTATTTAGATTAAAAAAAATATTTAAAAATATTTGGAAGTTTAAAAAAAAAGTTAGTAAATTTGTAATATAAATAAAATAAAATAAGTATGAATAATGAGAGTAAAACAGTCGATATCGATATCGACAAACAAAAATTTGAAGAGTTAATTGATTTGTTAGATGCGTACACAACTATTGGGTCAAAAGTTGGTCGTGATGTAATTGACGGTCATGAGTGTGAAGTAAGGTTTGTTTTAGTAACCCCAGATTTAGCAGCTGAAATACTAGAAAATCACAATAGCGAAAATAGACCTTTTTCACAAAGTAATGTTGCTAAATTAGTTAAAGAAATTAATTCTGGTAATTGGTCATTCAATGGAGAACCAATATCTTTCAACAGTAAAGCTAATGTGTCAAATGGTCAACACAGATTACAAGCAATTGTTTTAACTGGTATTGCATTGAGATTTTTAGTTACAACTGGTCTTGACCCTAAAAGTTTTGCTACTATGGATAACGGTAGAAAAAGAACTGGTTCTGATGTTTTAGCTATTGCTGGTGTTGGTAATTATACAACTGCTGCATCTGTTTGTAAATTTGTTTACTCTTTTAAAAACGGAAATTTTGGTTCTGTTTATAGAGCATCAGAAAGTAGAACTTTGACAAATACTCAAATTGAAAGTTACTACACAACATTAACAAATGTTGATGAGAGCATTAAATTTGGTGCTGCTATGTCGAAAAAAAGTAATGGGTTATTGAAAGCAACTATTTTAGGTGGGTTTCATTATTTGTTATCTGAGATTGATGAAGTTTTAGCTGATGAGTTTTTAACTAAACTATCAACTGGTATCGATTTAAAACAAGGTTCACCAATTATTTCATTAAGAAATAGATTACTTAAATCTACAACTGATGATAATTACAGAATCACTAGTGAAACTTTAATGAAATTAATCGCATATAGTTGGGAGAAATTCGTTAAAAACGAAACTGTTAAGAATCTTAAATTACCAGAAAACTATGAAATTAATCTTTATGGTTCATCAAACCAAAAAACATTAAATTTCTAAAAAAACGTAACCGAAAAAGACGTAGGATAGGAAGCGTGGAGAGACGTGTCGAAAGGTACACACTAAGGATAGGTAGACATTCTTAATTGTATTGTCGTAAAACCCAGCTCTCTAATGGTGTGTGAAGTAGAAACATAAGAACCTACCAGATTCCGTAAATCTATCTTCGGTTACAATGGACCTCTAGCTCAGTTGGTTAGAGCAACTGACTCATAATCAGTAGGTGCTTGGTTCGATTCCAAGGTGGTCCACATTTAGGTGATTCTCAGTAATGGAGATAGTAGAATCTTTAGAGTATTGAACATGAAAAGGCTGGCAAACCGTTAAATTATTTCTCAGTAGTGCCTCACATAACCACCATGATACTCACTAAATTACGGTTCCGTAGCTCAGCTGGATAGAGCCACGCACTTCTAATGCGTAGGTCACACGTTCGAATCGTGTCGGAATCACAATAATGGAAGGTAGCCCAATCGGTAGAGGCAGCGGAATGCAAAAAGATTAATCTGTTTTAAAGATTAAGTTCAGCAATTTAAACGCTATTTAGGAACCGCTAAGTGTTAGTTCGAATCTAACCCTTCCGACAAAAGAAGAGTGAGCAGCATTAGCCAAGTTGGAACGAGTACCAGCGTGAAGGTCAAAAATACTCGGCTCATGACTTCTGAAAAAAATGAAAAAAAGTTTGGAAAAAACTTGCAAACGTAAAATAAAGTTAGTACATTTGTAGTATAGAAAAAGTTCTTTGAAAAGTATTAGAAATGAGAGTGTTACATTCTTAAATTTCTTTAAAAAAGTTACTAAAAAACTTGACATTTGCTTAAAAATGTCGTATATTAGTAACATAAAAATTGGATTAATTATCATAAAATAAAAAAGTAAAAAAAAAGAAAAAAAAGAGTATGGCAACACCAAAAAGTACACCAGCAAGAAAAGCTTCTGCAAATACAGAAGTAGTTTTAGGACAAGCAGCAGCACAAATCGCTAAGGCTGTTAATGAATTAAAAGCAGCAACTGCAACAGTTTCTACTTTATCGGACCAGTCAGAGCAATTAACTATGTTAGTAGCTAACAAAGAAGAAGCAATTTCTTCATTAGAAGTAGAGTACGCTGAGAAACGTAGACAATATGACGTTGAGTTAGAATTGTCTTTCAAAGCTAACCAAGAAAGAGTTGTAAATGAGTGGTTACGTTCAAACGGATACACATCTATCTCAACATCTGACTTAACAACTTTACGTTCTGATTTAGAAACTTCTAGAACAAACACTGAAGCAACAGTTAAGAAAGAAGTAGCTACTGTAGCTGCAACTTTAAAATCTCAGTACGAGAATGAAATTAAATTAATTCACTCTGAGAACAAAGCTGTTGCTGCTGAAAACGCTGCAAAAATTGGTACGTTAGCAACACAAAACACGTTCTTACAAGAACAAGTTACTAAGTTGTACGAACAATTAGATGCTGAGCGTTCTGCTGGTATCGAAAGAGCGAAAGCTGGTTCAGTAGGTTCAATTAACGTTGCACCAGCTGGTAAGTAATTAGCAATGATATTCTACGTGGGGAACTGCGTAGAATGTTACAAGGGTAAAAAGATTATTTCAGCAACCAAAAATTCAAGCCTTGTTAATGCCGTGGTCGTGGGTTCGAGTCCCATCAGACTTTAAGTAGTCTGTAGCTCAGCTGGTTAGAGCACGTATGAAAAAAAGTTAATCTTGTCCCCCCAAATTGGAGTCCTCTGCTCCTTAAACAGAGTAATTAAAAGATTGTTTCAGCAATTAAACTCAAAAATTGTATGGATAACAAGCGGTCTGGGTTCGAATCCCAGCATGTCCTAACAGAGGTTTGGGCGTGTGGTGTAATGGTAGCACAAAAAGAGCAATCTTGGTACTCAAATATGGCGTTAGCTCAGCTGGTAGAGCACCGCTGCTTTATTGTGGTGGATGGGTCGTAGGTTCGAATCCTACACGCTGTACAAGAACAAACTAGTGTTAGTTCAATTATTGCGGTTTGTAACCGTAAGTTGAATGAGATTGTGGCCACAATGGGTAAATTCCCACTAGTCTCTGTTCTTCTTATTTTCTTTGTTTAGTAAAACAAAGTGGTGGAAGCTCGGAGGTAAAACTCTCGGCCCAAAAGGATTGAACAGTAGTATAATGGTATTACGCTCTGCGGTACGTACAAAGAGTGAGATAGTGGTTCGAATCCACTCTGTTTCAACAAAATTGGGGAGTACAAAAGATACTGGACGGCAATCTAGTTGAAACCGTATAATCCGTTCTATCAAATGGAGCTTTGCCGAGCAAAAGGAGATAGTTGATTCATTAGTGGAGTGGCACCACGGAGGGCGTTAAGCCATCAGACACTGGTTCGAGCCCAGTATGAATTTCGAATATTTAAAAATTTAATAATGACATTAAATTACCAATTAGGTATGATGGTCGGTGAATACATCATCGCACTACATTTACCAACACTTAGCACAGATATGCTAAAATCTAGAACAATTATCCAAGTATCAGAAGAAGAAACTGCTGAATGGGAAACCTTAGAGAAAAAAGAAGAACCATATTGGTTTAATGACAAAAAAAGGGAAGAAGATGAAGAAGGTTATTTAAAATCTTTTTATGAGAATCGTAAATGGTATCATAAATTGGAAGAAAAATATCTACCAGAAACAATCAAAGTTCCAGTTCCTAGAATTACACCAACAAAAATAGAAGAATTTGCGAAAGGTATCAAAAATGCTTTGTGGAATTGTGACATGTCACATTATAGAATACAAGAAGGTTTTTTTGAGCAAACAATAGACATTGCGTGGTGTTCTTATATTATTTTAACAAGACATATAGAAAAAATTCCAGAAAAGTTTGCATAATTGAAATATTATGTATACATTTGTATCAACATTAAAAATTTAAGAAATGGGATTAAGAGATTTATTCATCGTTAGTGATGAAAACGCTAACGAACAACCAAAACAAGTGGAAACTGTAAAACCAACTAATACTGCTGCGACTACAAAGTTTCCATCTTCTACTCCTCAAGTAGAAGAAAGTGGAGGGTTATTTAGTGCGTTTGGTTTTGGTAAAACAGAAACACCAACACCAACAACTACTATACCAACACAAGTGTCTAATGAGCATTTAGAGAAAGCATTTGATTTGTACCAAAATGGTTTTGATTCATTAAACCAACCTGGGTATGACTTCTATGAGTTTTATCAAGCTGTGATGCAAGCTGGACCAACAAACCCACAAATCTATGTTATGGCATTGACTATGGCTAGTGCTATGGACAAGTCTATTTCAAAAGATAAATTGGTGCAACAATCAGAGTTTTATATTGCTGAAATTAACAAAGTTTACCAAGACTATAACTCAAAAGGTTTATCTAAGAAACAAGACTTAACAACTCAAAAACAAAATGAGAATGAATCTCTTGTAGGTGAATTATCTTTGTTAAGACAACAACTAGAAGCAATCCAAACTCAGATTGCTGACAGAGAAAACAAGTTATCAGTTATCGATGTGAAGTATGCACCGATGATGAGTGAAGTAGATAGCAAATTGTCAGCAAATGACATGGCTAAAAACAAAATCGTTCAATCTATTGAACAAGTTAAAAATGGAATTATTAACAATTTATAAAAAGTAGAAAAATGCAAACTAAAACTGAAACAGCAACATCATTTAAAGCAAATTTATCTGAGTTGCCAATTTTAAAACACTTTGACCAAAACGAAATCTCTGCAAAAGTAGAAAGTTTCCGTAAAGGTGAAAAAGGAATGTTCTGGTTCTTTAAATTAGCAGCACTTATTGGTGTGGGTTATTTAACATGGACTTATGTATTACCACCAGTTTTCCAAGCAATTGGACAATTCTTAGCTGTAGCAGCAACTGGTGTTTTGATTATAGCTGGAGTTATTATGGCACCAGTGATTGTGAAAGCGATTCGTTTATTTACACGTTCCTTACACAAAGCACTTATCAAATATGACCCATTTGCTCAGTTGGAAATCGAAAGACAAAAAATGCTTGAAAATCAACGTACTTTCAGAACAGCTAAAGGTAACATCGCTTCATTAAAAACTGAGATGGAAGTAGAAGCTGATAAATCTGAGAAAGAAGCTGAATCTGGTCAAACACGTATCATCTCTTTACAAGGTAAAGCTGAAAAGATTAAGCATGAAATGGATGCTATGGTTCAAAAGATGGGTATTGATGCTAAATCAGAAGATGATTATGTAAACAGAGCATCTGAATTACAAAAGATTTTGGCTGAAGCACAACGTGTAGCCAACAAATTAAACCAATCTAAAGACTTTGTTCAAAAGTATGGTTCACGTGCCGCTATCATGAAGAAAATGGGTCAAAAACTTACTATGGTTGAAACTGTTATGGATATCAAAATCCAAGACTTTGATGCAACTATCGATATGTTGAAGAAAGACTATGAGTTCGGTCAAAAATCTAACGCTGCGACTAGTGCTGCTAAATCAGCAATGGGTTTCACAAAAGGATGGGAATTCGACTATGCATTGGATGTTGTAACATCAACTATTGCTAATGATATCGCAATTACTGCTGGTAACTTGAGAGATATCGAAACACTTACAAGTAACTACTCATTAGATTCTGATGAATTGTATGCAAACTTGAATGCTGTGGCTGATAAAATCAAAGTTGGTCAAGATATCATACCACAAGCAAAACAATATTCAAACCCAGAATATACTCTTTCTCAATCAGATAAAGTTAAATCTGGAGGATTTGGAGAATTATTTTAAAAAAAGTTGCAAAATGTTTGGAGAATTAAAATATTCTCCATACATTTGTAATATCAAATTAAATGTTTAACTAAAAAAAAAGAAAATGTCAAAAACATCGAATCACGTAAAAATCTCTTGTTTGTTAGAGTGGATTAAATCTATTAAAAAATACAGATTTTAATCTTAGAAACAAAAATAAATTATTAAAGTAAAAAACGAAAAAAGAAAAAAATGGAAAATGTTAATGGAGTACAAGGTGGTTTAGCGGCAAAATGGAATCGTTTAACCAAATTAAGTAAAATGTTAATTATGGGTGTTGGGTTAACAATTGTTTTAGCAGTTGTGTATATGGCCGCACCTGGATTAAGAGTTGCAGTTTCAAAAGAAATGAAAGCGTTAGCTATTAATGGTGACGACTTAAACAATGTAACTAAAGGTGCTGAATTACCTTTACCATCTACTGAAGTGTCTAGTAACTTTGACGAAAGCAAGTTGATTAGAATCGCTGAGTACGCATGGAATGGTAATTCTGGTATGATTGTGGCAAATGGTGGACCAACAACGGCTGAAGGGTCGCTTATGGAAGCTGCCGATGTAAATTTAGAAATCGTTCGTCAAGACATGGTTGGTGGTTTACGTGATATGCAAATCAAGTTTGTTGAGGAATTTAGCAAAGGGGTTGCTTATCCAAAATCACAAAAATCAGCGTTTGCTGTATCGATAATGGGTGATGGTGTACCTTTTTATATTACAACTACTCAAAAAGCGTTAGATGAAAAATTTGGTAAAGGTAAATATCATGTTGTTAATATCGGTGCTATCGGTTTATCATATGGTGAGGACAAATTAATCGGTCCTAAAGTATGGCAAGATAACCCACAAACACTTAGAGGTGCTGTTGTATCGTCTGTAATCGGTGATGGGGATTGGGTAGTTGCTGTAAACTATGCATCTGCAAATGGTATACCAGTTAACCCAGACCCAACAACTTATGATGCATCTGCATTGAACTTTGTACCATCACAAGATGATGACTTTATCAACTCTGTAAAAGAATTAATTAAATCTCAAAACACTGGATTTACTGTGCCTTTGAAAGAAGTTAAAGATGGTAAATTAACTGGTAAGACAGTAAATAGAAAAATTGATGGTGCAACTACATGGACACCAGGTGATAAAATGGCTTTTGATGCATTGACTGGCTTTACAGATGTTGTATCTACAAAAGACTTTGTTAACCAAATGGCTACATCAATCATAGTTGTTAAAGAATGGGCGTTACAACACGAAAAAGAAGTAACAAATATCTTGAAACAATCATATACTGCTGCTAACCAAATTAAACAATATGACAAATGGGCTCGTAAAGCAGCTGAATGTGTTGCAAAAACATATAACTTTGAAACAGCTGACTATTGGTACAAAATGTTTAAAGGTCAAAAAGGTACAAAAGGTGGTTTAGATTACAATATTGGTGGTACACGAGTGTTTAACTACGCTGATGCTATGCAATACTACGGAATCACTGATGGTAACAACAGATATAAAGCGGTATACAACCAAGTATCTATGTACTTGACAGATTTGAACCCATGTGGTTTCAATGAAACTTGTAAAGATGGTGTTGTACAATACGAAGATGCTGTTAACTTATACTTTTTGAAATCAATTACTGATGTTGATGCTGGTAAAACACAAACGTTTAACTACGCTGAGAATAAAACAAAAGTAATGGCTGATGGTCAATGGAATATTAGCTTTGCTACTGCAAGTACAACTATCCAAGGGTCTGAAAAAACTCTAGAAACTATCTACAACTTGTTAATCCAAGCTGAGCAAACTAAATTGAAAGTGGTTGGACATACTGATAACGTAGGTAACCCACAATCAAACATGGTATTGTCTAGAGGTCGTGCTAACTCAGTTGTTGATTACTTGGTTAATCGTGGAATCCCTAGAACTCGTATCCAATTTGTGGATGGTTTGGGTGACACTGACCCAGTTGCGACTAATGCAACAGCTGCTGGTAAAGCGAAAAACAGACGTGTAGAGATTACATTATTACAATAATCTAACATTATTTAAATTAAAGTCCCTAACTTAGTTAGGGATTTTTTTTAACCATTAAAAATAAAAATATGAAAAATTTAATTAAACCGTTTCAAGAACTTAAAAGTACATCAAGAGGTACAATCATGTTAGGTTGGCTAATAGCAATACTTACATTTTGGACTTTGAACATGTTTGGAACATCACATATGTTCCCTACACCAACACAAGTTATTCATGGGTTTGGTGATTTATGGGCTGAAGGATTAGTAGTTCACATTGTTAGTTCAATAGCGTTATGTGCACATGCTGTCTTCTTATCAGTGATTATCTCATTGGTCATTGCATATTCAACAGCAATTCCAATTATGAAGCCAGTAGGTACATTTATATCTAAATTAAGATATCTTCCATTGACTGGTATTGCTTTTTATTTAGCTATCATTATTAACGATGCTAGAAGTCTTCAAGTATGGGTGCTTGTAGTGTTCATGACAACGTTTCTAACGACTTCTCTTATTCAAATGATACAAGACATCCCCAAAGAAGAATTGGACCATGCAAAAACGCTAGGATGCAATCGTTGGGAAATTCTATGGGAAGTAGTTATAAAAGGTAGATTAGATTACGTGTTAGAGTTGGTAAGACAAAACTTAGCAATTGTATGGATGATGCTTGTAACTGTTGAGTCTATATTAGCAGCAGCTGGTGGTATGGGATTCTTAATCAAAAATAGTGACAAGTTAGGTGACAATGGTAGAGTAATTGCATTACAAATTATAATTGTAGTTGTAGGGTTATCATTGGACTTTATCATCACTAAATTACGTAAATTAATATTCAGATATTCAAATTATTAAGACATGAGTTATAGAGAATTAGATACAATATTATACGTTGATAAGATTAGCGTTGGGTATGAAGGAAAAACAATTCTTAAAGATGTTTCAATCATTGAGAAAAATATAGTAAGAGATGGTCACGATTCCACTGGACAAACAATTGCGGTGTTAGGTCGTTCTGGTAGAGGTAAATCTACATTGTTCAAAGCGTTAACTGGATTGGTTAAACCAATGTCTGGACAGATTTTGATAAGTGATATGGCTACAGAAGTTGCAGATGATGCAAAAATATTGGCTGAAGGTGATGTAGGGTTTGTTGACCAAAAATACACTTTGTTCAGACATAAAACAGTATATCAGATTTGTCAATATGCATTAAGAAAAAGTAAAACGACAAAACAAGAGAAAGATAAGTTGATTACTGAGTTTTTAACTGAATGGGGTTTATTAGAACACAAAAATAAATACTCATGTGAGTTATCTGGTGGTCAAAGACAAAGAACTGCAATCATTGAGCAAATGTTATCATCTAAACATTTTATGATTTTGGATGAACCATTCTCTGGATTGGACGTTGGAAACATTGAGAAAGTTAAAACATCTTTCCAAAAGATTTTGGATGCTGACGAATATAACACAATCATATTTTCAACACACGATATCAGATTGGCTGCTGAATTGGCTGATAGTATTTATATTATTGGTAACCCAGAGGGTACAACTGAATATTCAACAGTCTTAAAACACTATGATTTAAAGAAAATGGGATTAGCTTGGACACCATATGGTGAGGGTCATAGAAAAGTGGTTGCTGACATAAAAGAAATATTATTAAAATCATAACAATGATAAATTTTTTTGGTAAATTAGGTCTAATTGCACATGGTCAATTAAGATTGTTTAAAAATCTCTTCTATGAGATACAGTTGTTTGGTCGTATTAGAGATTTTAAAGATGGTATTACATTCTTTGAGGTTAAATGTAATTTAGACAGATATAAGAGTGAACATTCACCATCTTTTCAATTAGAATTAACAATATTAAACTTATATAATCATATATGGGTTTATCAAAACAATTTTGAAGATGATAATAGTAAGTGATAGGTTTTTAAGGTTCTTGACATTCTTTTTAGGTGGTGGTCAATTACCAGCAGCTATGGCGTTCTACCCTTTTGTTATATTGAATAGCAAAGTGGTAGCAACGCAAGAGTTGATAAACCATGAAAGGATTCACCTAAGACAACAAATTGAAATGTTAATTATACCATTCTATATTTGGTATCTTATTGAGTATTATAGAAAGGGGTATTATAATGTTTCATTTGAAAAAGAAGCGTATGCTAACGATAAAAACTTTAATTATCTTAAAAAAAGACGTATATTTAGTTTTATTAGATATTTATAATAAAGACTTTGTTCATAAGAACAACTTTTAAGCAGAGTTAAGGTTGTTGTTTTTAATTAAAAAAAAATGGATAGTGAATGTAACAGTAAGCAGAAAAGTTGTGGGGACAGTTTGCCTCATGATAGCGACTTTTCTGAACCCTTTAGGGTTCGACATACTGGTTTTCAAACTGATGCAGTTAACCAACGATTATTGGAATACAATGTACATTCTATATGGATTGGCATTTGTGTTCTTATTGCTGTCGCACTTATTTTTTAGATTAAAAAAAAGAGTTTTAGGAAACTTATTTGTAACAATAGCATTATTTGTTAATCCATTGGGTTATGATGTTGTTGTTTACTGTATTACGTTATTAACAAAAAATTATTGGATGACTATGGCGATTATGTATGCGTTAGCATTTGTTTTTTTTGGATTTTTTATGTACCTTTACAAAATGAATCCAATCAAACTCATTAAAGACAAGATTATTGGGTTACATGAAAAATTTTTAAAAAAAAAAGTAAAAATGAAAACATTTGATGAACTATTTGACGAATTCTTTAATAAAAAGAATTCTGAAGAACCAAAAAAGAAATCTAAACCTTCAAGAGAAGAATTTAGTGACGGATTATCTAAATTAATAAACATTTTATCTAGTGCTAAGCAAATAGATGATGAAGATGAAAAGTTTAAAATAGACAATGAATATGGCGACCCATCTAGAGTTGAGTATTTCAATGAAGATGAATTGTATTTTAAAAAAACAATATGGGAAGTTGAAGATGGTGAAATTGTTAAATTAGAAGTGTCAGATGCACCATTTGATGAAGACGAACACAAATCTTTAGAAGAATTATTAGAAGAAGCTATTGCTGCTGAAGAGTACGAAAAAGCTGCTGAAATAAGGGATGAATTAAATAAAATTAAAAATAATTAAAAAAAGTTGTAAAAAAACTTGACAAATGTAAAAATAGTTCGTACATTTGTATAACTTTTAACAATAAGAGTATATTTAATTAAAACAGTAGCACAAAGCTATACAAAAAAGAGAAATTATGAAAACAACATTTACGACATATCAACCGAAACAAACGCAAGGCGGAAAGCCGAGTGTATCGGGTATGTTATATCTGTTGAGTAACGAAGAATAAAGATTCTTAATTACAAGATATTCCAAACCCGATTTCAGAAATGACTTCGGGTTTTTTTATTTGGTACCTACACCAAATTACAATGTAGGAACGTTATTTGACATATTGGTTTATTTTGGGTTATACATATACAATAGTAGGAATGTAAATTATCGAGTAGTATAGGAGCGGTTTATCTAGCGGCATTTGGAATGCCGAGCACGCTGGTTCGAATCCAGCCTATTCGACAATAATGGTTTCCCAAAAGCCATTTAAAAAACAAGTTTTGGGAAGTTAATATTGTCCTATGGTGTAATTGGCAACACGTCTGGTTTTGAGCCAGAAGAGTCGAGGTTCGAACCCTTGTGGGACAACAAAGTGAAAATTTTCACAAAAAAACTTGCATATGTTAAAAATTGTTTATACATTTGTAAAAGAAAAATAAAAGATAGCTTCAGCAATTTTACAACTATCAAACTTTTAATTTGAATCAGAAAATGCTATCTTGATTTATTGGAGGGTGGCCGAGTGGTTAAAGGCGGCAGACTGTAAATCTGTTCTCGTAAGGGTACGGGGGTTCGAATCCCTCCCCTCCAACAAAAATTATGCCTTTGTAGCACAATTGGTAGTGCACTTCACTTGTAATGAAGGGGTCGTAGGTTCGAATCCTATCAAAGGCTCGCTTGACTTTTTTGTACCTTGTCGTATATTTATAATAAAACATAGATATATGGCAAGGAAAAAAGCAAACATACATTACCTATACAAAACTACTTGTTTGGTTACTGGTAGATGGTATATAGGAATGCACAGTACATGTAACATTGATGATGGTTATATGGGAAGTGGAAGACGATTAAGAGCATCATTAAGAAAATATGGTGTTGATAATCATAATAAAGAGATTTTAGAGTTCTTTGAGACACGTGAATTATTGATTGAAGCAGAAATAAAAGCCATTACTGAAGATATGGTTTTAGATAACAACTGTATGAACCTTATGTGTGGTGGAACTGGAGGGTTTGTTAGTTTAGAAGCATGTAAAAAAGGTGGTGTTTTAGCACAACAAATTTTACGTGATAAATTAAAAGATAGTGAATATAGAAAAATAACAATGAAAAAGTTATCGGATTCTATGAAACTAGCATTCATCAATGGTGTTAAAAAAAGAAAGATTAATTATGATTGGAATGGAAAAACACATTCTGATGATGCTAAACAAAAAATGAGTGAAACTAAAAAAGGTACTGGAGTTGGTGAAACAAACAGTCAATATGGTACATGTTGGATAACCAAAGATGGTTTAAATAAAAAAATTAAAAAAGAAGAGATTGATACCTATCTAAATGAAGGGTGGGTTAAAGGTAGAAAATAAAAACATGTGTTAACTAGGGTCGAGCCACATTTTGCCTCGGTTAACAATAGAAGAAAGAACCTAGAGGTGGCCGTGACTGTCTTTCTTCGAAATTTGCAGATATCGTATAATGGTTTTATTATACTAGCCTTCCAAGCCTGGGATTTCAGTTCGATTCTGAATATCTGCTCTCAGCCAGTTGTTAAGTCTGGTGAAAATTAAAACTTAACAAATGCGAGAGTAGCTCAGTGGTAGAGCATCTGGTTACCAACCAGAGGGTCGTGGGTTCGAATCCCATCTCTCGCTCACTTGGGGGTGTTGAAATGTTAGATAATCACATTCTGCCTTTTTAGATTAAAGAATGTTTGCAGCAAAAATCAAAATTATTCACGCAAACTGTAAATTTGATAAAACGTTGGTGCAATTCCAGCCGCCCCCACTAAAATAAAATTATAAAAAAACTAAAAATTATGAAAAATTCTATCAACATTAAGCGAAAGATAAAACGATAAGGCACTCGGCCAAGCTGGTTACGAGTGTCAATGGAAAAAACACGCCTTCGTAGCTCAGCTGGATAGAGCACTCCACTTTTAATGGAGGGGTCATGGGTTCGAGTCCCATCGGGGGTACATATGTACTCGTAGCTTAGTTGGTAGAGCACTCCGCTTTTAACGGAGGGGTCAAGAGTTCGAATCTCTTCGGGTACACAACTATTAATAAACCAACATGTAACGTATTATGAAACCAGAACAATATAATAAATTGACTGAACTTATTGGCAAAGATAAAGCTGATGAAGTAAAAGAAAATCTAATCAAGCATAAAGAGGAAAAGAAACGTCAGAAACAAAAAGATGCTGCTGAATTAGAAGAAATGGTTGATAGGATGATACCTAAAAAAGACTTGATTGGTGGTGTATATTACAATGGTCATAGATGGAGAGGAAAACATGTTGCCATGTGGGATGCTGAAAAGGAAGCGTTTTTAACTATCAACTATACTATGGGTAATTTCTTCTTAGAAGAATTGCAGCATTACGAAGATGTTGCTGAAACAAGAATAGATGGTTTTATACCGTTTATTGAGATAGAAAAGTTTACTTTATAATGTTTTTTGATATTTATAACTAAAATAGATATCATGATTAAAAAACTATTAAGAGAAGGTATAATAAAAACAAATTTAACTGAAGACTCAATTAAATTATTTGAAACAGTTAAAGATTATTATACGTTTTCTGGTAATATACAAGAAAACATAGACGCATTAAATGAATTATCAGTTTATTTAAGAGAAGAAGAAGATTTTGACCCATATGGTCATGGAGATAAACCATCAGAACCAACGACAGATGAAAATGTGTGTTTATTAAAGTTTTCAAAATCTAACACAAAATTAGACTGGCCTTCATTATCATTACCAGCTGGTTTTACATGTCCAGCAGCAACAGCGTGTAAAAATTTTCCAGCTAAAATGGGTAAAAGATTTTCAGATGGTTCAGCTGTTAAAAAAGCTAGTGAAAAAACTAAATTTCAATGTTATGCTGCTAGAGAACAAGGTCAATATCCTTCATTAAATAAAAATGTTTTTAGTAACTTAAATTTATTGAAGGATGCTAATAAAACTGGTGGTGTTGATGGCATGGCTAACTTAATAATTGAATCATTAGAAAATGCTAATTTTACTTCTAAAATTTTTAGAATTCATGAAGGTGGTGATTTCTTTTCTAATTCTTATTTCCAAGCTTGGATTAAAGTTTGTCAAAAATTTCCAGAAATAACATTTTATACACATACAACATCATTAACTTTTTGGATTAATAATAAATCATCTGTACCTAACAATATGAATTTAATTGCTTCTATGGATGAAGAAAATTATAACACAATTGTAGATAATGGGTTAAGATATTCTAAAGTTGTGTTTAGTGAAGAAGAAGCAATTAATGAAAGATTACCTATTGATTATGATGATTCATTAGCTTGTTGTACTAACAAAAATTTTGCATTATTATTACATGGACAACAACCAGCTGGTTCAGAAGCGTCAAAAGCTGTTTCAAAAACTAAAAAACAAGGAATTCCAGATAAATTAAAAGGTTTACATAAAGCAAACAAATCAAAAAGAAAAGAATTAATGAGAAAATAAAAAAAGGAGCTATTAGCTCCTTTTTTGTTTTTAACCTTGTCCTACGCTTTTCTTTTTATAGTTCTTAGCGTTTTTAGATACTGAAGTTTTACATTTAGAATGAACTCCTGGTCTTTTCTTTTTACCTTTACTAATTTTAGTAGAAGATACTGTTTTAACTGCTTTTGCCATAATATTAAGTTTTACATATATAAATACTTGATAAACCCATTTTTTATTTGTATATTTAGTAAAAAATTATTATGAAGAATCTTATTACTATTGACGTAGACACAGAAAGAGAGCAACCAATACTGATTGGTAAAGGTGCTGAAATTCCATCACCAACAAATAAAGATGAAGCACGTGAAATGATTGTAAATGACATAAAATGTGTTTGTGAAACATTATGCATTTTAATTGACGTTGCTGACCAAAATAAATACGCATTAAAAAGCGAATTGATTACTGAATCAATCAAGCAATTAACAAAAATGCTTTAATATAACATTTAAAATAAAATAATATGAAATGATTGAAATTGATATTACTGACGACCAAAAACAAAGAGCAAAAGAATTATATGAGTTTAATGTTTTGAAAGGGTCAGTGACTGAAGGCAAAGGCAACGAAGTTGGTGCATTAGGTGAAGTGATTGTTTGGGACCAATTTAAAAAGATAACAAAATATGTTGGTTCATATGATTATGATATGATAATCAGAGGTAAAAAAGTCGATGTTAAAACAAAATTACAAAACTTTGAACCAAAACCATATCACAGAGCTAACATATTCGCTTACAACATAAGACAGAAATGTGATTACTATTGTTTTGTTGCTATTTTATCTGATTTATCAAAAGGTTGGATTATTGGGTGGAAAGAAAAAGATAAATTTTTCGAAGAAGCGATATTTAAGAAAAAGGGGGAAGTGGATAACGTTGGAACAAACGAAGGTTGGGTTTTCAAAGGTGACTGCTACTGTTTAAATAATGACCAATTAGATAATAAGGTGAAAGAAAGGTCAACTAGTATTAATTAATTAATTCGTGAAACAAGAAAATATGGAATTAGTAACAACCTATTTATGCAAGACCAGTGATGTCGGTGTACATTCAAATGTATTCGGTGGTAGGTTAATATCAATTATTGATGAAAGCAGTGCAGCGTATGTAGCACAAATATGTGATACCCCAAGAGTTGTAACAGTTAAAATTGATGACTTGATATTTGATAAACCAGTAAAGGTAAATAACATAATTAAATTATATGCAAAAGTTTTGAATTTTGGAAAAACTTCTATAACTTTGTATGTAGAATTAAGAAAACATGATGTTTATACTGGCGACCAAGAAATCGCAATAAAAACAAACATAAAGTTTGTTAGAATTAATGATGAAGGTAAACCAATTCCAATAACTGAAGAAGTTAAAAAAAGGTATTACGAAAGAATTGAGAAATATGGTAAAGGTCTTTTAAGCACTGAGGAAAAAGAAATTGCTATAAAAAATGAAACCAAAAATCTCAATTAGCTTTGGTGAACCAGTTGCTTTATGTAATCGTTGTGATGCTGTTATGTGTTATGTTCACTGTAAATTCGAAAAATGTAAAGTTCTTGAAGTAAGAACAAATAATGGTGTTCCTTATATTAACACACCAATAGGTGACGAAGCACCATTATATTGTTTAAATTGTGAATTATTAACTAATTTAAAATTAAATTAATATGAATTATAACGAAAATAACATTAAGTTCCTAGCTGAATACATATTCAGTTATGTGATTAGATACCCAAATTAAGAATGGATTTTTATATGGAAATTTTGGCATATTTTGCCTCAGTAATAGTATTAATATCTTTTATTGTTAAAGACATAGTATTGTTAAGATTATTGAATGTGATAGGTTGCATTTTATTTATAACGTATTCACATTATCACGGCAGATACCCATTGGTTTTTTTAAACTTTATGGTTATCATAGTTAATTTAGTTTATATTTACAAACCAATAGTTTCATTATGGAAGGGACGTTTAAAAAAGAGATATTAGGTAACGAATTGTACCTATTTAACGCAAAAGGTGAATTAATCTTTAAGCGTTGGTTGAATCAAGGTTATTCAAAAGTTTTTACACCATTTGCTTATGGTAAGAATGATACGTATGTATCAATTACAGAACAAGATGGTAAAATAATACGCAAAGAGAAATGATTAGTATTATAGTTGCTGCGTCTACCAATATGGTTATTGGTAAAGATAATCAATTGCCATGGCATATCCCAGACGATTTAAAGAACTTTAAATCACTTACTGATGGAAAGCGTGTCTACATGGGTAGAAAGTGTTGGGAATCGCTTCCAGAGAAGTTTAGACCTCTACCTAATAGAGATAATATTATTATCACCAGAGATACCACATACAAAGCAGAAGGTGCCACAGTATTGAACGATATCGACCTTATAAAAAGAGGTTATGAATTATCATCAATTAATTTTGGTCTTACAGAACATTTTGTTATTGGTGGTGCAGAAATATATAAAGAATTATTTCCAATCGCTCAAAAATTATATCTTACAGAAGTGTTGGCTGAAGTTGAAGGTGACACTTACCTACAAGGTTTTAACCCAGATGAATGGGTGTTGATAAATGAAAGTGCCATTTATGAAGAAAATGGTTTCAAATATCGTTTCAAATATTTTCAAAGAAAACAATAAAAAAAATTTGTTTAATCAGTTTTTTGTTTGTACATTTGTCCTATAATTAAATTATGGCACAAGAACGTAAAAAAGCTGAACCAAAACCTATTGTTAAACTTGAACCTAAGAAAAGGGTTCAAACTGCTGTTGAGGAAAAACCTAAAAAAGAGGTTAAAGTTGAACCAATAGTTGAACCAATAGTTGAAGAACAAGCTGAGGCTAAAGTTAAACGAAGTGAAAACAAATATGTTAGACTATCGTTAGAGGCTAAGGCTGATGAAAAACTTCCTTTTTTAGAAAAGGTAAAAAGTGGTGAGTTAAAATATGCGTTCTATGCTATAGATGGTGATAAGGGTTATCACTATTATTTAGTAACTAAAAAACAAAAATAAAATGAGTTTAAAAGAAAGAATCAACACAGATTTCATGGCAGCTTTTAAAGCTAAAGAAATGGAAAAGAAAAACTTTTTAGGTGTTGTAAAGGGTGAAATACAAAATGAATCTGGTCGCTCTGGTAAAGACGATGATGAAACAGTTATGGGTATTTTAAAGAAAATTGAAAAGTCTTTGAAACAAACCAATACTGCTGAATCATTAGCAGAGTTAGAATACATCAAACCATACTTACCAAAGTTAATGGATGAAATTAGTATTCGTTCAATCATCAGAACATTTAAAAAAGATGGTATTGATGATGTTGGTAAAATGATGGGTGCGTTCAATAAAGTGTATAAAGGTCAAGCAGATAATGCAGTAGTATCTAAAATAGTTAAAGAAGTGTTAGCATGATTTGGTATATTTTATTTATATTAGTAGTACATTGGTTTGCGGATTTTATTTTACAGACCCATCACATGAGCACTAGAAAAAGTAGCAGTAACTACTATCTTACATTACACGTATCTGTATATACATTTGCAACAATTGTTTTATGGGCTTTTGTTTTTCCTTTTACATCTATTCATGTTACTAGTTTAGGTATTTGGACATCATTTGCTTCGATATTTGCTAGTCATTGGGTTACAGACTATTTTACGAGTAGATTAACTAGTAAATTATACAAAGAAGAAAAGTATCATGACTTTTTTGTTGTGATTGGATTAGACCAAGTGCTGCATTACACACAATTATTATTAACATTTAATTATTTATTACAATTATGAGATTAAAATTAGACCATCAACGTATTTGGTTTGCATCTGATTATCATTTTTGTCACGCAAATGTGATAAAATACGATGGAAGACCATATAAAAACGTTAATGAGATGAATGAAGCACTAATCGAAAACTGGAATCATTATATTGCAGAAGATGATGTTGTGTTTTATTTAGGAGATTTATCTTTTGACAAGGATGGTAAACAAACACAAGAGTTAGTCAATCAATTAAAAGGTAAAATTCATTACATATTGGGTAACCATGATAAAGAAAAGGACATTAGAAAGCTAAATCGTTTCGAAACGGTTAGTGATTATATCAATTTATCAGTAATGGATGAAGATAACCCTAGAAAATGGCAAGAAATTATGATGATGCACTACCCAATATTATCTTGGGACAAGGCACACCACGGTGCTTGGCATTTACATGGTCATTGTCATGGGTCATTAATGAAAGATACCAACTATGATTGGTATTATAATAAAAAAGTATTGGATGTTGGTTGCTGCATTACAGATTATCATCCAATACATTATACTGATGTGAAACAAATCATGTCACAAAAAGAAGTAGAAAAAGTAGGACACCACTAAAATTAAATTAAAATGGAAAGTAAAAAGAAAGTTAAAGAGGTTGAAATTTCATTAGATGAAATTATAAAAATGACGAAAAGACGTAATCCATTATTGGGGGAAATTGATATTAATTTACCACCTCGTGGGTTTAATATTTCTGATTTAGAATCTGATGATGATGAAGATGATGACGATGATGATAACACGTACACTAGTCTTTCATTAGAAAGTACATTTGTTGAAATGGCGTTGATAAATAGTTATCTATATGATTGTTTTAAACGAAAACAAAAAGATGTTACAGTTACATCATATGGTTCAACAGATTCTTTAGGTAGACTATATTTGAATGGAAGTTTTGATAATACTGCTTCTTTTTGGTATGAATGTAATATGCCAGATAATGATAATAAATTCTTTTTTCAAACAAAAAGTTTTGTTGATAATAGAAATGAAGTACAAGTGCAGCTTCACATTACAATTCAAAATGGAGTGTCAAACGACAAGTTACATGAAATCATTGAGAAAATTAAACATCTTTCGTTTAATAACTCAGAATACAAAGGTAAATGTATCAAAGTTAAGTTAAGGGATGGTAGATTTAAAGGTATTGAAATAATTGATATCGAAGAGTCATCAAATGAATTAATTTTGAATGATATTCAAATGAAATTTATTGAACATTTTATCTCACGTGTAAAGAGAGGTGGGAACGCTAGATACTTGTTAAATGGAGAACCAGGAACGGGTAAGACAGAATCTATACGTGAAATAGCTAGAAAATTGATACCTAATGTAACATTTGTTATTCCAGAATTTCTTTCAACAAATGATTTGACCATGATTATGGAAGGTTGTGAAATTTTTGATAACGCTGTAATCATTATGGATGACATCGATTTATTCTTAGGTTCACGTGATAATGGAAGTTACACATCATTGTTAGGCCAATTCTTATCATTCTTTGATGGTGTTAAGAAACGTAAAATTAGTTTATTAGCATCAACAAATGACAAAGGGTTGGTTGATAAAGCTGCCGAAAGACCAGGTCGTTTTAACTTTACATTAGATTATAGTTTCTTAGATGAAGACCAAATAATTAAAGTTTGTAACATTCATTTACCAGAACAATGGAGAGTTAAAGAAGTGTATGATGCACTTACTGAGAATATAAATGGTAAAAAACCAAACATCACTGGTGCATTTATTGCTAACTTATCTGATAATATTAAAGAAATGTCTGAAGATGATGAAAAATGGTCATTATCCGATACTGTTTCGTTAATCAAAGAATCTTATAAAGGATTCTACTCAAGCCAAGTTGAGAAAGAAAAATCAACCATGGGGTTTATTAGATAAAAAAGAATCCGAATAAGTTGCTTATTCGGATTTTCTTTTGTACATTTGTATTATAAAATTAAAATATGGAAGCAAAATCAAATATTAACCCATCCGATTATGAAATCGGTGTAGTGGTTGCTAGATTCCAAGTGCATAAATTGCATGAAGGACAAAGAAATTTACTTAACATGGTTTATAAAAACCACAAGAAAGTAATTATATTTTTAGGTGTTTCAGTAATATCTGGAACTAAGAATAATCCTTTAGACTTTGCATCACGCAAAGCAATGATACAAGAGGCTTATCCTAAAGCAGTTGTGTTACCACTTAAAGACAATCGCTCAGATGCTAAATGGTCACAAGTGCTTGATGCTGAAATCAAAACACCTTATGGTGATTTATCAGCGGTATTGTATGGTAGTCGTGACTCTTTTATTCCTTATTATAGTGGTAAAAATCCAGTAATTGAATACACAACAGATGTATTTTATTCTGGTACTGAAGTACGTAAAGAAGTGTCAAGAGAAATATTGGCATCAGAAGACTTTAGAGCTGGTGTAATCCACGCAACTTATGCTGCTAGACCAGTAACATATCCAACAGTAGATATCACCGTATACAACGACAAAGGGCAAATCCTTATGGCTAAAAAACCAAACGAAGAGTTTTATCGTTTTATTGGTGGGTTTGTTGATAGAACTGATGAGTCTTGGGAACAAGCAGCTAAACGTGAGTTTAAAGAAGAAACTGGTGGAAACGCTGAAATTGACGATATTAGATATGTTTGTAGTGCTGCTATAAATGATTGGCGTTATGGTAAAACAGAGTCTGGTATTATGACAACACTTTTCATTGGTAAGTTCTTATGGGGACGTATTGAACCATCTGATGATATTGCATCATTGCATTGGATAAACCCATCTGACGTTTATAGTAGTGAAATCATGCCAGAACACCAAGAGTTATTTGAATCTTTGACACGTTTTTTACATAGAACTGAATTAATCAGTAAAAACACTGGTGAAGGTAAAATAAAAGAAGCAAAAGCTAAATACGGAGAAAGTATCGCATGAAATTAGCAGTAATTGGTAGCAGAGGTTTTAATGACTATGAGTTGGTTAAAGAAACTTTAAAACATCATACAATAACATTATTGGTTAGTGGTGGTGCGAAAGGTGCTGATTCATTGGGTGAAAGATATGCAAATGAAAATAACATTCAAACACTTATCTTTAAACCAGATTGGAAGAAACATGGACCAGCAGCTGGTCCACTTAGAAATACCGATATTGTTAACAATGCCGATACTATCATAGCATTTTGGGATGGTGAAAGTAAAGGAACCAAAGATAGTATCACAAAAGCTGAAAAATTAGGAAAAAATATAATGATAATAAAAACAAAATAGTATGCAATCAGAAACTAGAAGATTAAAAAGAAGTTTAGCACTTAAAGAAGTGATTAAAACTAGATTGGCAGAAGCAATCAAAAACAAAGATTGGTCTTCAATCGAAACATTAGAAGGTATTATCACAAAAGCATTGGATAAACCTAACAACCTTGTACTTATGGGTGATGCGTATAAATACTCACACCATAAATTCTATGAGGATAACACAACAACAGTTTATTCATACATGGAATCACGTGGTGGTCGTTTCCAAGAAACTGTATGGTATGGTCTTGAAATGTTCATCAAAGAATATTTAGAGGGTGTTGCTTTCACACAAGAAGAATTAGATGAAGCATATGAGTACTTGGGTACTGAACTTGGTG